ACTACCGCCCTGGGCAGCAATACGGCGAGCAAGTTCTAAACGGGGGTCAACAGCCATACTAAATAAGGAAAATCGTTACTTCATCCCACGCAACTGCGAAAGCATCGCAGCACGACGAGACAGAGTATCCACAAATGGGGTACGACCAGCAGATTCCAAAGACTGGACATTCTTTGCCAGATACTCCTGTCGCAGCCCCTCCTGCTTCACACGCTCCCCCTCCAATGTCTTCACCAAAGCCTTCTTACGTGCAGGAGACAAAGACTGAATCTGTTTAGCCACAGCAGGGTCCAAAGCAGAAGTATCCAGTCCCAAACCCTGAGACAACAAAGCCTTTTTAGCTACCCCACCAAACTTTGATTTTGGTGCAGGATTCGTAATAGATGAAATCTTTGCAAGATTTTCATCAACCTTCGACAACCTATTCTGAACCTCGGGAGACATCGGAGCAAGGTCCGGCATCTGCGCATACGTTTCAAGAGGGTTAGGCAAATAACCCTCCTCAAAAATAGTCTTATCCTTCTTCTTGCTAGAACGTGAAGAAGAAGAAGTAGATTCATTAATTTCATCAAAAGCCGTATCAACAGCAGAACTAATCCATGTAGAAGAATCAGGACCCAAAGCTTCAAGCAACTGCTGCTTAGCACTAATAGGGTCAAGCTGACCACTAACCAAACCACTGAAGACACCCTTGATGTCTTCGTTAGGGCTAGCCAACAAAGACTGAGTAAAAGGTAAACTGGATTCCTCACCTTCATCAACCAAAGAAAGAGGGTCGTACGTTCCAGTCATTACAGCAAACTCTGGGCTAAGAAGCATCTCAAGATACTTCATAAACGCATTCATTTCAGAAGAAGTAGCCATTACCTATTCCTCCCATTCCTAGGTTTAGGGTTCTTTGGTTTAGGATTTTTAGGCTTAGGTTGAACACCAAGCAAATCACCCAAACCTGGAACATTCGCACCCTGACCAACAGCGTTCAACAACAAACCAAGCAAATCATTCCTTGCTGTAGCAGCCTGAGATTCAAGCTGTGTACCATAACCAGCACGTGCACCCTCAAGCGCAGCTAAAGCCTGCGCACGCATAGCCTCAGCACCAGTCATCTGACCAGTACGACCAGTCTCAAAAGCCCCACCTAACTGTTGGGCTAAATTATTAAAAGCAGTAGCCTGACCTTGATTTTGTGCCTGCAAAGCAGAAGCAAACTCCTGCAAAGGAGTTGCGCTTACACCCTGAGACTCCAACAGTTGTTGCAACTGTGGAGTAACCTCAACATTCTGTGCCTGCATGTTTGCATAAGGATTAACTTGACCAGAAATCTGGGCCTTGAGTGCATCCACAGCAGTATTGATTGTTGGTGTAGCAGCAGAGTATTGTTTCTGCAATTCACCCAGCAATGCGTCTTGCTGTTGGCGGTATCCACCATCATTAATCATTCCAGCAATCAAACCGCCATAGCGATTTAGATTGCGTTGCATAATTTTTTGTTTCTCTAGTTCGGCTTTGGCTTTTGCAGCCTCAGCAGAACTACCACCTCCGCCACTCATTGAGCCAAACAAACGCAACAAATCAGAAAAACCACCGGCACCAGTCTGACCATAAATATTGTCAGTGGGTGAACCACCATCCAAACCTAAACCTTCAAGAATTTCTGCTGTGCTTGGTTCCCCAGGTCCAGCTGGAGACCATGCTCCACGCATGCTCGACGAACGTGTTGGAGTAAAATTTGAAGTAGAATTTGCCTGTCTTGACGGATATTCACGACCAAAGTCTTGGCGCATAATCTGACCAGGAATAGACTTTAACCAGTCACCAAAATTTTGTCCACCAAAAGCTTTCTCTACTTTTTCCCTGTCTCTTTTTTGTTTATCAACATTTGGAACCTTGTCCATAGTTTGTCTACGAGATGCCATCATCATCCTCCTAAAAACGGTTGAAACCCACGAAGAAGCGCAGCTTGCTCGGCAATCTTGCGATTCTTCTCACCTTCAATATCTAGCAAACGTTGCTGATAGCCAGCCAACAACTCAGCATCAGATAAATCCAAACCCTGCAAAGCATCCGACATATCTTGCTGGGCACTAGTCAACTCATCAAGATTCCTCTTAGCAAACTCGGTTAAACCACGCTCATACACACCAGACCGAACACCCGGACCAGCCAGCCCACGACGAGTAAAACTAGAAACAACACGAGGAGCTTGCTGCTCATAACCCTGCTGGATGTCAAACTTGCGTCTAGCACCCCTCTGCTGGGCTAGGAAGCGTGCGTAGGCGTTCTTGGCTGTGGAAGCACCATAAGAGCTGCCAGCAGCCCCTTTCTGCCCCTCATAATCAAAGAAATCCACGTTACTCATAAAGTCTCCCTAGAAATAGGCTCAATCGTCACATTTATCATGTTTTAATGATGTAGTTCAAAATAATGGTCGGCTGGACGTTATTGTGGGCACCACCGCCACCAGCCGTAGAATCAACAGTCAAAGTGTGGGTGTGACCACCATCCGCCGAGTGAGTGTGACCACCACCAGTAACGGTATTCTCATCAGAGTTTGTAGTACCAGTGCTTGGAGCTTTAGCAAATCTACCTCCAGCATGACTGTGAGCAGTTGTACTGGTACTTGCACGCCCCTGAACAACGTGGTTGTGGTCGCCAATCGTGTTGTGGCTGTGAGACCCAGCAGTACTAAAAGAACTAGTCGTGTGACCATGATTAGGTACCTGAGCAGTAGTCAATGTGTGGCTTTCCGAACCACCAGTCGCACCCAAAACGTCACCATCTAAACCGCCAGACAAGTTCGTTAACCTGTTAGCGGATGTACCACCCATATCGTCTTCACCAGCTACAACACGACCACGCAAATCAGGAAGGTTAAACGTTGTAGAACCATCACCAACACCATAAGTAGTTCCAATAGTGGTGAACAACGATGCATACGTTGTTCTACTAATAGCCTGACCAAAACATAACAACCAGCCACTAGGAGCAGAAGAACCAGCAAACGGCATCAAAGCACCAGCAGGCACAACACCAGGAACATCTTTATTCTCCCACAAAGAAGTAGTAGAATTATAAAAAATACCTTGATTGTTTGTTGGAGTAGAAATCAACACATCATGAATTTCTTTCAACTCAAAACCGTTTTGAATCTTTACAAAAATCTCACCAGAAGAAACATGAGACTTGACAACCCAGCCAACAAACACGGCATGAGCAGGAGGTGTTGGGGCTGTGCTGGTAACAGCACCAGCCGTAGAAGACACCCACAAAGGAGTACCATCAGAATATGCACTAGTGTCAATACCACGAAGCATTCCGCTAGTAGTAACAAAACCTTCAGCACCATTCGCTATAGACTCAGCTACAACACCAAAAGTTTTACTAGATGTTGTTTCAGAGTCGGCATCAGCTAAAGCAACACGTATACGTTGACCCTGTGCACCATCAACATAAACAACCTGACCCTTAGTTAAAGTAGAACCAGTATTGTTGTACACCAACTGGTATTCTGCTTGACCGATAAAAGCCTCAACGTTACCGCCAGCTAATAAATATGTAAAAGTTCCGTCATCGGCAGACCACATAAGTTTACCGACATTATTGGGGGCAGTAGGAGCTAAATCGAACTGCACAAACTCTGGACTAGAAATAGAATCAACAGCATCCAAAATGTTTGTGTTAATCCACTGACCACTACCAGAATACTTCAACATCTGACCAGTTGAAGCAGATGTTATAGTCACGTCACTCAAGTCATCAAGAACGGCAGAACCTAAAGTGCCAGCAGGTCCTTGGGGACCTGTTGCACCAGTAGGCCCCTGAGGTCCAGTAGGACCAATCAAACTAGTTGGAGACCCCCACACACCAGCAGTTTTGGGACCATAAATTTCATCAGTTGTTGTATTAATCCAGAAATCGCCATCAACGCCGTCAAGAGAAGTAGGAGCAACAGTTCCATTTAAAACACTAAAACCTTGTGGTCCTTGTGGACCTGTCGCACCCGTAGCACCTGTTGGACCAGTTGCACCTGTCGGACCAGTAGCACCAGGGTCACCCTGTATACCCTGTATGCCTTGTGGTCCTTGAGGACCTGTCGCACCTGTTGGACCTGTGGCACCAGTCGCTCCAGTTGGTCCTGGCTCTAATGTTAAGTTCAATGTTTGAACAGGGAATGTGCCAGTTATTGTGGCAGCAGATGGTGTGCCAGTACTTACCGTGCCAATAGCAAGTGTGTATGTATTTGCTGTTACAGATTCATCTAATACTTTTAAATATTCTTTTAAAGATGTGAAAATGTGTTGCAGTGTTTTAGCGTCAGCAGAACGTAACGCCCCCAATAAGGGGGCGGTCCAAATACTTACGGGAGGTTGGTCACGGGGGGTTGTTGCCATTGTTTCCTACGATAGATACCTGACGACAACTATTCCTGAACCACCAGCAGCAGCAGGGCGAGCAACACCTGACGAACCACCGCCGCCACCGCCACCAGTATTGGCAGTACCAGCAACAGCAACAGCAGCATTAGTAGCACCTTTACCGCCACCACCTGAACCGCCATCACCACTTGTAGCAAAGTTGGAACGTCCACCTCCACCACCACCAGCGTATGTAATAGATGCACCAGTTATAGATGATGCAGTACCATCTCCGCCTTTACCGTATGGTGATGCTGCATCTGAGTTTGCACCTGCAGCACTAGCACCACCACCTCCGCCACCGCCAGCAGAAGAACCAGACGGAACACCATCACCACCATTGTTACCTTGGCCAGAAGTTCCTGTTCCGCCAGTTGAATCACCGCAACCACCACCACCAGAACCACCAGAACGCCCGTTGCCACCTGACGAGTTTTCGCCGCCAGACCCGCCACCAGTAGAAGTAACAGAATCAAAAACAGAGTTATCACCAGATGTCGGTGTCGCCCCACCATTACCACCAACACCAACAGTAACGGTGTATGTACCTGCGGCTTTGCTACTAAGTGTGCCAGTTTTCATTCCGCCAGCACCGCCGCCACCGCCGCCGCCTTGAACCGCTACACCGCCGCCGCCACCGCCTGCAACAACTAAATACTCAATGTCTTTAGAACCAGCACCACCAGCAACAAACGATGACGAACCAGTTGAAGTAAAACTATGAACCGTGTACGCACCAGTAAACGTGACCGTACCACCCGAAGCCCATTGACGGCTCGTATCTTTAGCCGAAGCAGCGACAACACCCGCAGCAAACATCAGGCAGTCAACTGTCCAAACAGCACCCAAGTATTCGTTGCCGTTTTAATCAAAGAAGCCACACCATACTGAACAAGAATCTTTGTCTTACTTGTATCACTATTCAAAGTCACACCACCAGCACCAGCAAACGTCACCTGACCAGCACCCAACTGCACAAATGAAATCTGTGAACCAACAGCAAAAGCGACGGAACTATTCAAAGGAATAGTTACCGTCATGCCAGTAGCTTTATCACACAAAATGGTTGTGTTCTCGTCACCCAACGCCAAAGTAAAACTGTCTGTCTTGGCTGTCGTATTAGTTAGCACACCAATCTTTGCTGCGGTCACAGCATCGTCGGCAATCTTTGCTGTAGTTACGGCACCAGTAGCAATAGCTGAACTTCCAGCCTGAACAGTACCATCGGCATGCACAAGAGAGCCTTCAACAAAAGTTTTAACGTCACCGAAGTTTGTATTAACTTCGTTGGCGTTAGCAACCGTGCTGTTGCTGAAAGTGTTTGTAATATTTAATGTAGCCATTATGCTGTGACCCTTCTTGGACTGTACTTCAAAGTATGACTATTGATTCCCCACGCAACACCACCTGGACCCACAAACTCCAGCTGAATACTACGAGCAAGACCCATATTGCGACCTTTAATAAGCTGTGAACCACGGTTAGGTGCACCCCAATAAGCGACACCCCACTGCGAAGTCCCCCAAATCATTCCACTCAAAGTTTGAGGTAACGCCAATGTGTAAGCACGAATTTCTGTGCCGTCAGCTTCCTCATAATCACGGAAAACTTTAACTTGCATATTCCCTGCAACAGCACTTTGCTTCGCAACAATATCGGGACGCTTAAACATTTTCTTCTGACTATAAGTACCAGCGTCATACCATTTAGTACGATACCTACTAGTAAAAGAAGTGTCAGTACCAGTAATATTGTCTTGAGTTTGGTCAAACATGTCAATGTTCAATATTCTTGGTTCCGTTGCATGTGCAGCAAGATTGTATGTAGTACCAGCATCACTAACAAAAGTAGTTCCACCATTCACCCCACGACCATCAGCTGTGCAATGTTGAACCCATGCACCACGCTGACCAATACCAGGGTCATACACAAAAGACATACTTGAATATGTAAGTGTCGTTATTTCACTGTATGGAAGAGAAACCCATACACGTTGGTTAATGTAGTTAACAAAAATAGAATCAAGAGAAGCAGTATTTACATACCCCAAATCAAACATTGGTCGCATGGGTTCAAACAAATCCAACACACGCTCACCGTTATACACCATCAAACCCTCAGGATACGAAAAGAAATACACACCACGTTCCGTGGATGCGTACGCATTACCAGACAATGAACCAACGTTTCGTGAAACCTCAACAACTTGAAAAGTGTCAGAGTCGTAACCAAAAATTGCAAACACAGACTTCTTCTTAAAGACAACAAGGTGACCAGCAATGCTGGCAAGACCAGTTATTTCTTCACCACCATCCTTGATATCAATATAGTCTGTGGAAGCCCAATCCTCTGGACTGTTTGGATGTGACCAACGAATACGGTTAGGGTAAGCAGTCGAGTCCTCGTATGTGTTGGCAACAAACACTTTGCCTGCATGCGTAATCGCATGTGAGGCTTTCGGGAAATAACCACCAGTAGGAGAAAGATACGAGTTCTGCCAAGTAGGACCACTAGCAGTCAACAGAGTTGCAGTAGTGCCAGTAGACCAACTAAACGACTGTGTGCTAGCCCCAGTAACGCCATATAGTGTGTTACCCCACGGAGCAAAAGAAGCACCATCAGGGCTGGAAACATCTATGTTTGTGATGTTGGTAAAGTTTCCACCAGTTGAATACCACACCTTGCCATTTGTTGCCGATTCAAAACCTGTTGTAAACATTGCATAGTTAGTTGCGCCATCAAAAGCAAAAACTTTTTTAGGGTTCCACGTACCAGTAATAGCTGTCGTGTTCACACGACGCATAGCTCCACGACTAAATACACCACCACGTGGGTCAATCTCCACATTCAACATACGTGGAGACTCGTTAGGTGCAAGTTGAAACTGGTCAGCTCGAAGATTTAACCCACCAGTAAAATCATCTTGGCGAATAAGACGCAAAGAAGAAGCCATCTTATAGCGTCCTTCCAAGTGATTCAAGCCAGAACTTTTCTGAGAAACGAGTCGAACCTTTAGACATAACCATTGGACGATGAGAATCGGGACGCATAATTTCACGACGAGCCAACGCAACAGCCTCATCAAACGACTGCTTATACATAGCAGACATTTCATTATCTTCCTGCCTTTTGTATGACTGAGAAATTGCGTAATACGCAATAGCTAAATGAAAACGGTCATCACAATCAATTTCTAAAGTGTTGTTAGTTACCCACGTATAACTAGGCTTACGATAACCACGAACAGTAATCGGGTATACAGTGTCAGGCTTAGGATACAAACTTATAGTGTCTCCCCACAAAGTATAATTTAATGGGCGTGACGGAATATCAAGAGAACCATTCCACATAGCCTCGGCATAATCGGTACTAGTCAAAGTCAAACGATTTCCCGATGTGCTGTTATCCACCATGGAAACAACTTCACGCAAATCACCAGAACCAATACCAGAAATTGGGTACTCACGCTGGTTAATGACGGTGTTCATTGTGTATGTTTCTTGCAGAAACGGCCATCGACGTTCAAGATTGATGATTCTTTGAAAACCATCTTTCATGTACTGCTGAATCAGAGACAGGGGCAAGTCAACAGAGTCCAAGTCCGTGATGTCACGAACAATAGTTGTCAGCTCTGCGACTGTACTCATTTATCATCCTTTTTAGCCATAGAACGCAAGTGACCAACACAATAGTCAGTCTCTTTTGCTTTGGGTCCTTCACAGGTGTCGTTGTTGGCTATACAGCGATTGCGCCCCACATAGGGGGCACTGGCAGCAGCTAGACGAGAATTGGGCTGTGATTGGGCTGGGCGAGAATAGCGGTTAGCTGGCTCGCCATACAGGGAGTATGCTGGTTGAGATGTCATACTAAATAGCCTATTTCGTTACAAAAGAAAAAGGGGGCTTACGCCCCCCGTTTCTCGGGATTACTATTTGCGGTAAATAGATACAGCAGTTGAGCTGGTGACAACACCTACGAAAGTGCCTGATTCTCCAGCACCTACTGTTGCATTGCCGACCACAGTAACTGTCGTACCACCGACAAGAACTGCATTATGGCTTGAACCAGCAAGGTTAACAATCGTAAATTCAAACGATGTACCTACCGCTTCATCTGTCAACTGAGACAGAATCTGAGCAGCTGTGGCTGTCGTAAGGTTGCGATTGGCAGATGGGTCGATGGTAAACAACTTGCTATCAACAAGCTGTGCAGCGGTCAACGTAGCAGCAGCGTCAGACAAAGATACAGCAGTAACCTTTTCATGTGCCGTCACATAAGCTGACAAACGTGTGCGTGTAATTGGACCATCGGTTTCATTAGATTTAAGTGGCATTGTTTCTCCTAGAGATAAAGTGGGGTTGGGTTAATAGTGAAAGTGTGCGGGGGTTTCCCCCCGCCACAATCAAAGTTAAGCAGTCTTGGCTGTAAGCTTGCCTTGCTTCTCACGGTTGCGGACAGTGAAGTTGCCGTAGCACATGATGAGCGCATAACGAGCATCAAGGTCTTCTGGACGCATGAACTCTGTCTGAGCAAACCACTTGCCTGAGTGACCGACCAGCGTGAGGTACTTGCTGTTCAAGAAGAACATGGTACCTGAAGGGCAGTGCACATCATAGGTTACAGGAGCAGCTTTGAACAACAGGTTCTGGAAACCAGCATCTGCTGTCTTGTTGTCAGTGTAACGCAACTGTGGTTGCAGCAATGACTCATACTTTTCGTACAAGGTTTGCGTGGTCAACACCATGTCTGGGTGGTCGTTACCAACCGAAACAGTGTTGTATGCGATACCCATCTGGAGAAGGGTCAACGCAGTAGCGGTGTTCTCTTCGTATGAGTTCCAGTAAGAGCTAGTTGCACCATCGATACCACCAACGGAGTTACCGTTTTCAACAAGGTTGCCAAGACCGTTCCAGTCTTTGCCCGAGTTGCCAGTTCCGTTAGCGAAGAACATCTGGTTGAAACCTTCACGCAGTGACTCTTCAGCCTGCATGATTTTTGCTTCCAGAAGGTTAACAATTGCTTGTTCGCCGTTGTTCTTTGCTTCTTCAATACCGCTGATAGCGATAGAAGCTGCGTATTGCTTCCAGTCGTATTCAGCAGCAGTGATGCCACTTTGTGGTGTCAATGAAATTGGGTCATAGCCTGAGTATGAAGCCACAGTGCTGTTGGTGCCGTAAATCAACGGCTCAACAATCTTGGTTCCACCATCAAGCATGCGGATACGACCTTTATCCATAAGGAAATAGGTCAATGGACGTGCGGTGAACACGTTGTCAGTCAACTGGTTGCGGTAATTCGCAAGTGTCGTTGACAGAAGTTGGTCAAAATTAGGGTTTGACATTTTTACTCCTCGGTTAAATTAAAATCAGGAAATACCCAACTGCTTTTTAGCAGCAGTAAAAGCATCCCTAAAACTTGTTACAGGTTGAGTATCAGGAGTTGTGTTCTTAGCTGACGAACCACCGGCAATAACAGAAGACTCACGCTTAGCCTGGGTAACCTGGGCTGTTTTGCGTTCATTCTCCTGTTGTACCTTCTGGTTCACAAGTTGCTGCTGACGAATCTTGTCATAAGCCAACTGTTTATGGATTGACTCCAAATCAGTTGAACCTGTAGCAAGTGCCGTCGCAACTACTTCGTTTGCGTCGAACTCTTCTCCGTACTTTTGCTGAAGATTGCCGATAGTACGCTCCAGTTCAAGAAATGCCTGTTGTTCCTCAAAGGAACGAATACGGCTTTCCAACTGTCGGTACTGCTGCTCGACCGGGTCAACATACAAATCCTCATCTTCTGTGGCTTGGTTAAAGTTGACGCCGTAATGAGACTGCAACAGTTCAATTGTGGCAGCAGGGTCATTGTCCAACGCTTGTTGGATTGCCTGTGCAAATTGTACCTGTCGTCGCTCTTCAGCTAGTTGTTGTGTCTTGCGGGTATAATCCGCTTGACGCTGATATCCAGAAACCGCTTCCTTCAGAGGAACTTCAAGTTCTTCTCCGTCAACAACTACTTTGATATATTTATCGCCGTATTCATCTACCGGAAAATAGTCAATAGTTGACTCTTCGGTTGTTGTTTCTTCTCCACCTTCGATTTGTCCATCAATGATGGGTTCCGAGGTTTCGTCTTCAATAATTTCGTTTTCCACGATGTTCTCCAGAGTCCGTAAAAGGTTGCTCTAATAAGTAGGATTTTCGTTACATGGTGTTGGGCAAAGAAGCACCTTGAGCTTCGATTGCAGCCATCATCTGTGGCGAAATCGAACTAGGCATTGGCATGCCACCCGTTGGAACTTCTTCTTCCATCATCATTTCTTCCCCAGGTAATCCTGGTTGACCTGGGAGACCTTGGGGCAACTCACCCATAGGTGGTTGCTGTTCCTGCATCATAGGTGCAGGTGCAGCCAAGAAAGCTTCAGGTGCTTTCACACCAAAACCAAACTGCAACACGTGACGAGCAAGTGCAGCCATGTCAACAACTCCGGCACCCACAAAAGGAGCCATAGCATCAACCATCTGCAACGCCATCTGACGTCGGAACGATTCGTTTACTGGTTGTGTAGAACCAGCTTCAACTTCGAAATCAAACTCGCCCTTGATGTAGTCAGCATCAAAGTTCACCCAAATAGGCATAGCGGAAGAACCAACCACACGAACAGCTTGTTCACCAGTCATAAACTGTTGAGCCAAAGCAATCAAACGCTTAGCACACAAAGAAATAGCACGTTCAATCTCTGCCAACTTGTCAGACGTGCGAGCATTCATGGCATCCTGCATGATTGCTGCTTCTGTGGCTGTACGGCTAATTTCGCTAGCACCGCCACGCATAAACTCGGCAACACCACTAATGCGGTCAATGTCTTGCTGAATCAAGTTAGACACAGAATACATTTCTGGTGGGTTAACAACAGCAGGCATAGGAACAATAACAGAACCCAGTGGGTCTTCTGTGATTACCGGCACAAGCGTGTTGTCCTCATCAG